TATTAATAAGCGGTCCTATTGTTAGTACAATAGGGCCGCTTATGTTAGGACATTTGTTTGTGTGGTGTAGTTCACGTGCGGATAACTTGACAACGTTAGTTGGCTGTTCTATTCTTAATACATAAGGACGGAACAGAAAGGAACCGAACAATGATTACCGTCTCTGAGCCCGAGAACGTTACAATTACAAAGGTCATCAAGAAGACCTGGTACGGCGACAAGAACACTCGCAAGGCGCTGGCTGGCATGCACTACATTGAATCGGATCGCAGCCTTAAGGTTATCACTAATAAGTGGAAGTTCATTGTTAAGATGACCGCTGAGGGCTATCGGGTTTCGGGGGCTAACAAGCGAGTGGTGTTCGGTAGTTTCACTGAGGTTATTGACTACATCAAGTCCTACTACTAATAAGATTGGCCACCAAGAAATGGTGGCCTTTCTTATTAGTATGTTATTAACTAGATAATCATTTAATTATCGCAGTAATCTAGTTCACATAAAGTTGAGTTGACAACTTAGAATCTATGATGCATTATTAATACATGAACGGGGCGGGAGCAGCCCGCCGGAATGGAAGGAACTAAGATGAACGACTTCGAGACTTTGCTCGGCAAGGGTGCTGCGAGCACTTACGAGGCGGCCGGGATTGGCCTCAGGACTTGGAGGGGTGGCACTAAGGGAGTGTTGTCTTACGGGGCAGACGAGTATTTGGTAGTGCGTCACAGTTCGCGGAGGTGGGAGGTTCGGCGCAAGGGGCGGTCGTGGTGGTTCGGTTCTCAGTGGGAGTTGTTGGCTTGGTTTGGAGACATGCTGAGTGACAACGAGCGGTATATTTGACCGAGAAGGAGCACACAAATGACGAATAAGCCTATTAAGATTGTCAGGAATCGCTGGTACTACTCAGACGACGTTTACATTAACGTCTGTGCGGGATATTATGAATTGTGTGGAAAACACGGTTACATTAGATCATTTAGCGATTTGCCTACAGCGATCGACGCAGCACTGTTTCGGATTAGGTTTTCATCATGACTTACATGCTTAAGGGAAACATAGAGATCACTATTAATGAGGATGAATACAACCTACTACATGACACACTTATCAAATACCGGATTAATCGGTATCTTGAGGAATTAGTCAGATGAAACGCAGATCACATCACGGCGAGGGTGATGATTATATCATTCTCACTAATTGGAAAGTTTCTAATTTTCTTACAGACCTCTTAATTAAGGGCTGGAATGTTCGTTATTATCCTGACACTAAGCGCATACATTATTGGAAAGGCGACAAGTACCGAATCGTAGACATTAATGTAATTGCAAACACAAAGACGGGATTGGAATATGACTAAGGGAATTACGCTTACTCGTAACGGGTATGGGAATTGGTTCATTAAGAATACTGATTATAATGACACGCCCGAGAATTCTGCGGCGTGGGTTAAGAGCGTGTGCTGTGCCGAGAATATTGCTGAAACCGCCGACGACGAATAATGTAAAGCGTGTTTTGCGTCATTGGGGTATGCGTGAGTGTTATACGCCCGGGGGCTGTAATATTGTGTATTGTGGATACACTGCATTTCGTTTGATTAATGATTATGCGATGGAAGTGTGGAATCCTTTCGAGACACAGAGTGGTGTCATTAATTATTACGATTCACTAAATGAAAGAAATCTTGCTCTTTACGAATTGGGCTTGGAAAGTATGGGAGTAATTTAATGTATCACCTTAGAGAACTTGCCCATAACCTTAATCTGCCCGACCAATTGCCAGGATGCCTCATTAGCGTGTACTGTGATAGAATTTTGATTGATTCTATCGATTTTCGTCTCGACCTTTATGGTTGGCCTGACAACCGAGTAGTGTTTGCGAATAAGGTGACTGGGCAGAATACCATTAAGCGATTTGGTCATAATGGGAGAGATAAGTGTCGTAAGTTTTACTTGGATTGTCTCGAGTCGATTGGTGTAGACTTGACAGCAGTTGAGTGAGGATATAGTTAATCCCCGGAAGTGGTTGGTTCCTTCCGGGGATTAACTGTTTATTATGGGCGTTCTGCGGTGCGGGCTAGTCGCTCCCATGCGGCCCAGGTCTCGGGGCCCCATATGCCGTCGACGGTGACGCCGAGTGCGGCTTGCAGGGATTCTATGACGCGATCGTGGGCGGCTTCACTGGCGTCGCCCCATACGCCGTCAGGATCGGTTCCTACGACGCTCTGCGTGTATGCGACACCCCAGGGGAACTCTCGTCCACCCCAGTTGCTGGCCTTGATTACTGCACACATTCGCTTTTCGGTGTCAGTCCCGAGAATGTTGTCCTGTACAGCACCGAGAATTCGCTGAATGTCTCGAATGTCGCCGCCAGTGGAAACAGCGGAATTGTCGTCGACTACGCGAATACCCCAAACAATGTCATCCATATCGCGCTGCTTATTGGTGACTACGCCGCCGTTACCCTGCGGTCCGGAATAACCCCAGGAAGTATTACCTTCAACAGTGTCGATCTTCGTTCCATAGAGTGCACTGGTAGCGATTCCGATATGGTCGGACTCGCCGTCTCCTTGCCAGTCGAAGGTGACGAGGTCGCCGGGGCGCACGTCCCATTTGTTAATGAGGACGCCGCGCTGACTGGCCTGGGCTTCACGCCCAGGAACATAAGCGCTAACCCAGTTAATGCCTACCTTGGCGAGGATGTAGGACACAAACATGTCGCAGTAGGGCACGCCGGAAGCACCGAAACTGGGTGATCCGGTTACCTGTGCGTACCAGCGTCCGTACTTGGTCCCCGCCTCGTCGTCGGCCCATCGGGAGTATCCGATTTCCTCTTGGGCTGCGGAGATGATTTGCGCGCGGGTGACCATTAGGACGCCTTTCCTCGTGGCGTGTTAGACGCTGCGACGCCGAAGAATGCGGCGAAGAGGAAGTTAAGGGCGCTAATCTTGTCGCCGTCAAGAATGCCCCAGACACCGAGGCAGACAAGGACACCAACGCACACAGTGTAAATCCACATGCGGTAGGCGTCGGGGATGAAGGGGGGCTTGGGGGACTCGTGCTCACCCATTGTTTTTCTCCTTGAGGTAGGAAATGATTTCTCGTAGTTGACGATTCTGTGCATCTACACTCGAGCCGCCATGGTTTGGCTTGACGTGATACTGAACGTCTTTTAACTTGTCTTCAATATCTTCAAGCCGGTCCATCACGCTAGGCATTCCATCTTTCCCATCCCACGCATTCAGCATTTCGGATAAGTGATCCATAAAGCGCGTGACCCGGTAGACGAAACGCCCAACGATTGTTAATACGGATATGACGCCGAGAATTAGGGCAACGTCAATCGTGGTGGGATTAATATGTATCATCGGACAAAGATTTCAGCAAACATGTTTCTAGTCTCGGGTGAGTCGGAGAACAGTCGCCCCTTGCGGTACGTGCTGCGCATGATGCTGAGCACCTTATCCCCGTACATGAGTAGCCGCTCCCCTTCCCTCAGGTCCGTGACCTTATAGGCCCATCTTACCCTATCCCCGCGGGGTTGGCGGCGCTGGGCGAACCATGTGCCACCGTCGATCCAGATGGAGACCTCGCCGTCGGGGCAGCGGAGGGAGAATGCGTATTTTGCTTTTCCAGTCTTTTTCATAACAAAGTCGTCATAGTTGTCTGCGAATTTGTTTGAGATGGAGTACTCGGCGTAGTCCTCAGCATAGTTTGTGATGAATGAACCGAACCGGGTATGCGCTACTTCGGATTGAAATTGCTCACTGTTCACGAAATCAGTGACAATAAATCCGTCAGCATGACGACTGATTCCTTCTTTCGGTTCTATGTGAAATCGAATAAAGTAGGGATTCATAATGCTAACGGCATTGGAAAGCATAAGGCAGCGCACGCGATCCTGGTAACGGTCCACAGTGGAGTAAAAGTCCATAAAGACTTTCGCCTCATCGGGAAGATACCTAAGCGAACCTTTATCGATAATGAATTCATCAAAGATAATCGTGTACACGTTCGGGTAAGCAATTGACTTATTTGCCTGCGCCGTAGACAGGGGAATGAAATAACCAATAGTTTCCCATTTCTTCCCCATCTTACGCTGAGCATACTGCCCTTCTACACGGAATTCCTCATCGGGAAATTCGTGCTGAATATCAGCAAAGAAACTGTTACGCCCTTTGAGTTCAGTCTTGTAACGACGAAGATAAATGAATTGCTGCCCCTTATTGATCGCATTCTTAATAACGATTTTCTTGGCCCCGTAGGTCTTTCCGAGACCACGAGCACCCATAACCATGTTAAACACTCCCGCATATGAGAGCACATTAGAGAAACTATAGTAGGAGAATTTCTTTTTCATTCGTGACGCCTTACAGTCCACCACCGAGTACCGGCGAGAACATCAATAGATTTAGTCACTGGCCCATAATGCGGATTCCCGCCGTGACCCACCAAGGTGTTTGAGTCTACCACCATTTCAACGTGATCCGTTTCAGGATAATAACTACCCGTCGACTTCCATGCCATGACGATCATGTCCCCCGGCCGCAACTGGGACCGCTCCGAGGCCGTCATAGCCCCACCACGGCGAGGAAATGGCTCGGCCCCGCGGAAGTACTGGTCGCCCGTCCACGTGCCCACGAATGTGCCGCTAGTGGCCTTGTAGGCGGCGTACATGAGGCCGCTACAGTCCGTGATGCCACTGTTGTCGGGGTCCTGGCGGCCGGGGCACTGGCAGTAGGCGAACTTGCCCAGCCGGGCCATTACCCATGCGAGCGCGGCCGCGCCCTTGCCGGAGCCGCCGGGGGCGGGCGTTCCACCGCCTCCGCCCCCACCAGCATTTGCTTGCGGGTTTTGTCCGACGATTTTCTCTTGAATATCTTTGAGATTTACTTCCCAAAGATTATGACCCCGAGAATACATTTGATAGTTGCCGAACTTTGAACGCAGTGTAAGGATTCCCGAGTCGTCGGCACTAATAATTAGTTTTCCGCCAGACACGGTCACGCTCTGAGAATTCTCTCCAACACTCCCACCATTACCCGGAGTGTTTGCACTAATTCCACCCTCGCCCACACCGCTAGTGTCTTTGCCCGCAATGATGTTTTTGGCTTGAGTATACCGATTACTATACCGACCAAGTACGCCGTTAGCCATAATATCGGAATACATTTCATTAAGGCCCCCGCCGCTGTAATGGTTTGCGACCTGAAAAGCGTAACGTGGTCCTTGGTGATATGCAACGCACCATAGAATGAATGCGTCAGTGTCAGTCTCGGGGTTAATTCCATATTGCTTAGCAACACTGAAATAGTTTTCAAGGTCCTTGACAATCTGGTCACCCTGAATATCCTTGCTCGCGTTAAGCAGCGGCTTAAGACTGTCGCCAACGCCGCGAGAAAGATAGTAGGTGTTCCAAGACGAGTCAGACTCGGGAACGGATTCGAGTCGGGACCTGAAACCCCCATCGACACGAGCATACTCCGTTGCGTGAGAGCCACGCATACGGTTCAGAATTGCTGCTGCACGAGTCCCATACCATTGTGCGATCCCGACGGTGATTGGGTCGTTGTAGTTGATTGCCGAATAGTCCATAGACGACTCAACCTGCCCGATGGCTTTAATAGCAACTTTCTTTGCTGTGACATCCCACGCCATACTTCCTCCAAACGAATAGCCTGCCCCAATTGTATCGGGGCAGACTACTCGACTGCAACTACCAGATTTTGTATGTCATGTTTACCTGATAGGTCTGATTTGCTGAGAGGATATCTCCTGCGTAAATTCCTCCTGTCTTGGCAACATATAGGTATTTATACGTCCTGTCGTTTCCAATAATGGGTGACATGACGCCATCGTACGGGCGCGCCCACCCAGGAATACTCATTAGTCGACCATCGTATCCCACATTATTTGCGCCAACCTTGAATGTTCCCTGAATGTAAACCCAGTCCCTATCGCGCTCGCACGTGAGGTAGTTGTAGTCCTTTGCCACAGTACCGTCAGACAGCGTGTGCAGGGCCATCGCCGGAGGGTTGAACCACGACGACCCACCCTTGAGCCACACCTTAAACAGTTCCTTGACGTGCGTGTACCCCGAGGCAGTCATGTGCACATTATCGGGCCCCTGGTCCCAGGACTTGGCTTGCTCGTCTCCCCAGTGAACCCAACCACGAGAACCCTCGCAGACGACGGCGTCGTAGGGCTTGCCTGCATTGACGACCTCGAATGTCCGGGAAACACATGAGCGCGCCATCTGCACATACTCATTCAGCGATGACTCGTTAAAGATAACCGGAAGCACTCGAATGTCCGCGTTAGGAAAGTACTGGCGCGCAAGCCTGAAAAAGGTTGACGCCTTGTCACTCACAGAATTCTGTGCCCGAATATCATTCAGCAAGTCGATCACAAACAGGTACTTAGTTCTGCGGCGCTTGTCCTCAGACATTCCCTGTTTGGCGTTATCCAACTGGGTTAGGAAATTATTGTCGGACGTTGAAGTAAATCCACCACCGCCAATCGCATATACATTTGGATTCAGCCCCAGTTCCCGACAAAGAGTCTCGGTCCAACGGCTCGCTTCAATTGTTGCATTAGACGAACCAATAACAACACCTTCGGTGAGTTTAGGGTCCTCAAGGAAGATATCATTGGCCTCAGTCTTTGTGTAGTAGGCAGGAAATCGGTTGTCAAAGTCTCTGCGCTGTTGATCCAACTTTCCCTGAATGTCTGTCTGAAACTGTGAATTCTGGGCCTTTAGCGAGTCTCCCCACGCCTTGGTTGTGAGCGTAACCCGCTTACCGGCAGGGGACTTGAGTGGTGCTTCAATGTAGTTGCCGTCAACCTCTCGGAACTCTGCATCAATAAGGCGCCGCTTGAAGTCTTCGATTAGTGACTCAAGTGCGGTCTTCTTTGCGTCAAGTTCCTTATTCCAACCTGAATGTGTCTTCTCAACCTCAGTAATGAAGTTAGTAATCGTCTCATTCAGTTTGGCGATGATCTTATCCTGTTCCTCACCAAAGGAATTCGTGAACGTAATAACGTCAATAACGCTGGAACGAATTCGCTCAAGCACGTCAATATATGTCAGTCCATCACGATAAGTAAACGGGGTAATGTTGTTCACCGATCGTGACTGAATGCGCCAAAGGGCTTGATCGATAGAGCCGATAATGTCGTCACCAGTAGCCATAATATCCTCCAAGTCCTAGTCCGAAAGAGTATCCATTAATTAGTCCGCCAGGGGTGTGAGGCATATCCGTGTCCCACAGTCCCATGAAAAGATCACTCAGTTCTGCGATCACTAAGTCGTCAACGTTAAGTAGTGTTCCCCGATAATCAGCAATTGCGCGAGCCTTAGAGCCCGAATATCCCCATGAATTAGAGTGTTGATTATTGGTGTAATTGCTATTCGAGGACGACGTGCTATCCGACTCATTACGAGACGTAGTGTCACCTGACGTGCTCGCGTCGCTGATACTCGTAGCATAGTCCCCATCGCCCGCAAGCCGCGTCTGGGGAGTGTCCGAGCCCACGGTGCGCCCCTTCGACTTGTTGGTGCCACTACCACTGCCCGTCTGGTGGTTGATCCCAGAATTCTGGGACCTGCCGTCCTGACTGGTCTCGCTGTAGTGGCGATTGCCTTCAAGCGGGTCCGTGTTTTGCAGTTCAGCCAGATACATTCGATTATACCGCGGCATAATCAGTTCCATCTTAAGGCTTAGCCGCCAGATAAAGATATCAATTGTCTCGTGCGCAATCTCTTGAAGCCAATATGTCTTCTTAATTCGATCATTCAGAGTCTTTCGATACGCTTCATCGAAAATCGGGTAGTCATCAAGTCCAACGTGGTCATTGGTTAACTTAACAACGTCACGAAACATTATCGTTGTTACTGACATCGTCACCCCCATAGGTTGTCAAATTAGAACTAGCAAGATAATCATTAAGGTTCGGTGAGGCATTATCGTCTACAGCCCAATAGCATGACACGTTAAGCCCAAACTTCTCATTAATCTGTTCGCAAGCCAACTCGCGCGGCTTCATAAAAGACTCACGAGACGCAAGCACCTGCCCAGAATTAGCGGCGGCCTCCTCAACCACCATGCGCTCACGCTTCTCGGAATTCACGTTCATAATCCCGAGCATTGTGAGTGCTTCGCCCCAAATCTTGGACTTAGACTCCATGTGCTTGATCGAAGAAACTGCACCAGCGCCAGCATTCTGATTAAGTGGAAACACGCCAATGGTGTTAGCGAGATTATCCATGCTCATGTTCTCAGTACCCCACACGACAGGTTCACCATCGTAAATCTTGGAAATAAGATTCTGGATAGTGAGACGCTGGTCCTGCGAACATGCAACAATCATCGGGTTACGTTCATTCAACAGATCAATTTCGATCGTTCTGTCAATCTGAGCAAGCCTTGCAGCGTAAGAAAGCACTACATCAATTTCAGGCTCACGCACCTGATTGCCCCAAATGCAGACAGACTCACTTGCGCTCACCTCACGAGAATAAACACCGTTTCGGGTTACGCGGTATCCAGTTGGATTGTCCTGAATGTCCAGTGGCCCCGAAATTGTTGCGGGCATTGCCATAAACAATTCAAAGAAACTATCGAAATAAAACACGGAGTACCCGTTATTGAAGATAGTTGCTTCAATAAAACGTGGGTCAATCCCATTAGGCAATCCCTCCCAAGTAAACCGGGAAAGACACTTGCCCATTAACTGGCGCCGATACATGTGCTCGAGCTGCATCTGTCGCGCCTCGGATGAGGACGGGGGAGACGCCATGATTTTCTTGTAGATGCCGTTAAGCACGTAATCCTTTTTACTCACTAAGAGTCACCCTAACCGACTTATCAATCCGATTGTTGCGAACATTTGTGTTACCGATACGCTGAGGAGAACGCCACACAGTCACGCCCTTTTCGAAGATTCCTCGCACACTGGCCTTGAATCCCTCAGGAATTGTTGTGTCAACCAAGTAGCACTCAGCCATCTTCCAATACGTAAATTCGGTCATAAGGCTAAGTGTTTTCGGGAACTTAATCCAAGTATTCATCAAGTACCCATACCTAAGCCAGAAATCACCAACACTACGCATAGCCGCTGGTGAAACACTTCTAATTCTAGCATCAATCACAAGCCCGTTGGAGACCATCGCAGACACATAGCCCGACGTCTGACCAACCACGGACGGTGGAATAACCTGCATGTCCTGACGCTGACCATTAATCGACGCGATAGCCGCCTCATAGTCCCCGTTAGCGGCAAACTGAGCAAGTTCATAGTTAGTGTCACGCACAGTTCTCTGCTGCTGCTGAGAAATCTGCGAAGCACCACTAGCCAACTGATTCTGAATATTCGCCGTCGACTGTGCCTGAGAATTATTAATCATCGCAGAAACGCCGGCCGTAGCGGCCTGACCAATACCAGCACCAGCCGCCGAACCATTCAGCCCCATAACCCCACCAAGTGCCGTCATAGCACCCTGAGTTGCCTGCACAGTAGCCCGCATATTGTTATAGCGCGACTGAGAATCCGCCATCGCAGAATTACCCCACATAGAATTCTCAGCCCCCGCCTGAGTGGCAGCGATACCCGCATTAGCAACATCACGCGCCGCCGTCGCAGCACGCTGAGCGCGCTGCTGCTGCCACTTCGCGTTATTCACCTGAGCCGCCGCAGTGTGTGCCGAGGAAGCCAGGGCGTTAAGCGAGGAATTGTTGACGGCCGAGAATGTGGGGAGAGACGTGTATCCGGTACACATATCCCAACCTTCACCGTACTCGTTAGTCACCTTACCTGCGCGGCGCTCAACAATCACAGATTCAGTGATTGTGTTGTAGTCCCGGATAGTGAAAAACAGGGACGGATTAGGCGGCACAACATGGGCATACTGATTAATGTTAATTCCCGCTGTGCGGATAGACTCAGGGCGAAATTCAACAGGATTCCCTGAATATGTTGTCAACTCAACAATACAGTATGGCGATGTCACGAATTTCTTAAGTTCCCGATATTCCTTAGGGAGTAACGAAAGAAATTCATTCCTAAAACTAGCGTCAGTCAACGAATAATTACGATTAATGTAAACACTATTGTCGGATAACCATGTCCACGTTCCTTGACCTGTTTTCTCACCAACCTTAACTTTATCGCCGGCATTTAAGTCAACAACATCTTTAGGGACAATAGTAATTGACCCAATTCCCTGCGCAACCCAGGGGTAATAACGAAGCCCCTCCATACCGGATTTAAAATTACCTGCGGTGCACGCATAAATTTCGGTACCGTTAGGGATTCCTTCGGTTCGCGAGGAAGTGGCCATAGATACGCGGGGATTGTTTTCGTCACCGTAACCATTATTGGCGTCAAGTTTTGTTGTAGAAGTAACAATCACAACATAATCGTAATTATTAACATCTGCCAGCAATCGCCGGTAAGTTCTAATAATCTGGTGCTCGGACCCCATATCCAGGCCCTCAGGCTGTGTCAACCAATTCTTTCCATAATTATCGAAAGAATCGGTTGCAGCGATGCCCATATGGCCGCGCTCAAGGTAACTGCGACCGAAATTAATCCGCTGATAGTAAGTTGTCCACACATCAAGTTGGAGCGTCAACTGAGTAGTGTTTGGTGCAATATAATCAATGCTGGTAATAAAATAGAAAAACACGCTAGGCGTGTAACCCTCAAAACCAATGTTATTAACCGGACGTCCCGGATTCTCAACCATCACATAATTGTACTGATTCGCCTTAGTGAAAGGTGTCGGAATACGAATCGGCTTACCCTGAGCAAGATAGGTCATCTGATTAATCTCAACCTTATGCAGGTTGTTAAAAGACTTAACATAAGCGTAAGGTGTGTGCCCATACGATTTCCAGTCAACAATATCCCGATACGTGTTATCGAAAGGCACATTAACCATGGTAATAACGCTACCGGCAGACCACACAGAATAATCAAACGAAAGGCCCGCTCGAGTCTCAGGTGGCATAGCATAAATCTCCGACATATCGTCCTCCTTCAAGTCCAAGCATAGCAGAATCGGGCGCCCAAGTGGACACCCGATTCTGTAGTAATTCAGATATTACTTCTTAACCTGAATGCTAATCTCCTTGTTGAGCGGCTTATTGCCGTCCGCACCCTTAGTATCAACATTCACACCAAGAGTAAGGAACGCCTCAGGCTCATCAGGCGCAATAGTGAGAACGCCGTCGTTGGAAATCTTAGTTCCCTTAGACTTAGCATTCTTGAGGTACCAGTCAGTGGCATAACCCTTATTCGCGGGCGCCGTCTTCCACTGAATACTGGCCTGCCGGACTGCGGCCGGCGGCATGATCGTCGACTGAGTGCCGTCCGGCTTAGTCACAATCAGCGCGTTAATCTCCGCATTCGTCTCAGCCTTAGGCGTCACCACAACCGTGTTCGGCTTAGTGCCGAACGCGATAGCCGGAGTAAACGGCGATGCGCTCATAACCGACCAGTGATGCAGCCAGAAATTGTCATAAAGACCTTCGGGGTTAGAAATGCTCCGGTTCTCAAGGAGAATATCCTTGATAACGAAGAATTGCTTGCTAGTCAGAATAGCCGACGTGTCGGCCATCCCCAGCGCCTCACCCGGGACCGTGATGATGTGAGACGGTGCCTCAGCATCACTGCGGTTAAACGCAGCAGACAGGGACGTGACATCGACGTTCGCCTTAAACTCTGGCGTAGCAATAAGCACCAGGTCCTCAGGGCGAGCGAACGAGTGAACCGCCGCAGAATTAAACGCGGGAGTCGGGTACTGCATCTTATTCGCAGCAACCCTAAGCGCCTTGAGTGCAGCGTCGACCTTATTCTTATCAGGCTCGAACGTGTTCATGTCAGAAATCTGCATGCGATAGAAGCCGAACTTGTCATCGAAGGTCTTAAACAACTTCGTCATGCTAAGGAACTCAGACCACTGGTCAGAGGATGCAGCAACAGCCATGATCTGAGAAATCATCTCAGAAAGACCGTTATCCGAAAGGAATGCTCGGCGAAGCACGTCACGATTAATCGTGATCTTAAACTTCTCCTTGCGGTTAATCGTATGGAATGCACTCTTCGACGGAGGAGGTGCCTGCCCGAACACGTCCCGCTCAAGATAATCGCGCTGCTCCTCGTAAATAGTCGGCTTGATAAAGTCAAGGTGAACCTCTTCAATAGTATCACCAAAATTCATCATGCCCTGCTTGAATACCGCAAGCGGATTCTTCCACGAAATATCACGAACAATCGTGGAACCAATGCGATTAACCAGCGACGCCATGAACTCGTTACGAGTAATGTTATCAGACATGATTCCTGCAATGGTTTCCTGAATATTGGCCTTGGTAGCCTCAGGAACCATGTTCTGATAATCATAACGCGCATCGCTGCGAATAGCGTTAAGAATATCAATATTTGTAGTGTCATCACGCAACTGTGGCATAATCAATTCCCCTTAAAAAGTTCACTAATAGACTTAGGCTTCCAATTAGAGTCAGGAACCTTATCATTCCCCGAATCGCTACTAGAAAATAGACCAGAAAGTCCTGCAAGCGTCTTTCCAGTGCTCGCCGCAGCCTTTCTATCGATGCCCATGCCATCAACTATAGCATTCCCGGCGTCCTTGGCGGCTGTACCGCCCAGTTCAACAGCAGCTCCTCCGACGTCACCAACACCCTTGAGGACGGCCTTGGCGTCATCCTTCGTATTCTCAGCCGCCTGTTTTACGTCATCCAGCGTCATCTCCTTAGACGCCGGAACATCGTCCCCGGCGAATGGGTTACCCGTTTCACGGTCCGTGGGTGTGAGTTCATTGCCAAGCCGGTTCTCAAGTTCCGCCTGCAACGCAGAAACCTTCTCACCAAAAACGTCCGTGAGGTGCTTCCAGGCCGCCTTAGTATCCTTGAAGTGGTCAACGTCCGCAGGGTCCTTAGGAGCCCCTTCAAGCATGTTCCCGTCGTCGGGAGAAACGGCTTTCTTGTCCCCGTCAGAATCGCCAGGATCAAAAACGTCATGCCCAGTCATCCCCGATTCCTCGCGCTGCTGCGGCGTGAGATTCTGGGCTGCCTTGTTGCGCGCCTGGGCGTCGTCCATAGACTGTTGTGGATCACCCTCAGCGCGTCGCTCGGTAAGCGAGCGACCGTCGTGCTCAGCCTTGTCCTGCTTGATGGACTCAGCGTTCTTGGCGTCGACCTTCGCCTTATTCGCCTTGCGCTGCGACTCATTCATTGGGGAGCCGTCGGGATTCAGTCCCTTAAGCGCATTCTTCTCAGCATCACTTAGTGCCATAATTCCTCCTAAAAAGGTAGGCTAGGAACCTACGTTCCTAGCCTACCATAAATACCCAATCATCCGAAAGCAATCTCGAGGGCTGCTACCCAACTAAGCCAGGCCCAGTCCATTAGGTTGCTCCCCAGCAATTAGTCGGAAATTACTTAGCGGACTTGGGAGCATTCTTCGCCAGATAGTCGATGATGGCCTCCTGGACAATCTCGGACGGCTGCTTACGGAGAGTCCAATGCATCTCCTCGACGTCCGCGATAACGCTCTTCTCGAGACGGAACTTGATAGTGGCCTTAGTGGAAACGGGGCGTGCCATGATTACCAACCTTAATCAATCTTCAATGTGAATGTTGTATCTCGGAGGACTGTTCCCCCGGGAACCCTTACAGGAATCAGTTTACCATTCCAGGTGCCGCCAGTCAACATATCATCCAAAGTCAATGTTGCTGCGACATTGCGAGGCATGCCCGCAATGTGTACGTCAAGTTTACCATCAACCTCCTCCGCATACTGCTTTGCGCGAATGTAAACAGATTTTGTGAAACAATTCTCGTGTTTCCAGGCCCCCAATTCCACAGGGTCAACCCACAATGAGTCGGGGGGAGTGGTGGGACCGATAAGGTGCAAAGAATCGGTGTCAGCATATGCAAATGTATCGTAATTATCTTGTGCCGCGCTAATTGTTTTCTTGCGTGCATATGCAGTAATGAAAACGCCCATCGGTGTATAAACAGGGTCGCGCATTTCAGGTTCATTCATTACAAGGGATACCCGGTTATCTTTTAATGTGGGATGTTTCCCTGTAATATCAGGATTAGTTGCAAACTTTCCATACAAACTATTTAAGTGTAGTTTAGCAATTTGCCTTAATCCTCCTGTGCTGTTCTTTTTAATCTCCATAAAATGGTCTACATATTTATCGAAAAACCCGTGTGATCCCCTAAACTCAAACGTTCCGTTCCATGAATAGATTTTAAAATCATAATGTTTTTTCCACAATTCAATATCAATATTCGTTGCCACCACCGTCGTTGGCTCTTTTACTTCCTCGAGATATTGTGTGGGATTAAATGAAAGATTCTTTTTGATTTGAATACAAGGAATATGATTTGGTTTTAATTTCGCTGTAAATGTGATTGAAGCAATATAAAGCGGTCGATTGGTTCGTGGCGCCCCATCCGAGTAAATCGGGTCACCGTAGGGGAGTAGTGCCGTTCGCATTACTGAGGGATAAAGCGAATTGACGTCATACACACTACCTTTGCCATTCAATTTCTTGGAAAATCTGGGGTCGGCGTAAGTGAATCCCCCGCGATATGCTTTTCGTATCTCTGTATCAATCTCAGGCGAAAGAATTGGAAATCGACGAATAAATAGTTTCCCCGTCATTTTCTTGTATGTTGCGAGAGAATCGCTACCTGCCGTCAGTTTAGTCATCTTCTCTTCAAACTGAACCTCGAGCGCTTGAGCAACAATCGCTACATCATTTCGCTGATATCGCTTTTCTTGTTCTGTTGGAATATATCCTAATGGCCTATGCTTTTCATAATCAATCTCAAGTTTCTGGTCATGCAAGTTAAATGCTTTAGCGATTGCACTGACCGACATTGGCAATTTCTTAAATGAATCCCTAAACTCAACCCTATAACCCGTCTCAAAAACAACTGTGATTGAATAATACTTGCCCATGCGTGAAATCAGTGAAGTAAATTCCTTCACGCCGGGATTTTCTTTTACCCACTTATATCCATGCTTAAGCAGCCAGTCAAGAATAAAGGTGCCATCAAAAGCAAGGTTGTGAAAATAAATATGTGCTGCACGTTCAGCAATGTGAGACATAAACCCGTCGAGAGAAATACCGTCAACATAGTTCTGTAGTTTTCCGACCTGAATAATGCCCCATGACCAAACACGGCAATCATCCTCAACCGTCGTCGTCTCAAAGTCCGCGCAAAACGAAGGAACCTTCTTATGACTACGCCTAACGCCGCCCCTTGCGGGACTTGCGCTTGTTGATTGGCGAGCCACTGAAATCGTCCTCCGGTTTAATCTTAACTTGCTTTATCTCTTTAAGTAGAGATTTAATGCTAGAATCTGCTTCTTCTACATCATCATACCAAAGGTCCTGACCCGCTCGCTTTCTATCGAAATAACCTTCTTTTGCTGCCTCATACATGAGAGACAATTGATTGGCGAAATCACCGTTAACAGTCCACATTAACCACAGTACGTCATCGGGAATGTCTGTAAGAATGTCATACAATTCAGGGTCACCGATGACGTCCAGCATTGCGGCGATCTGTTGTTTTGCTGCCGTCAACTTTTCTTGCTTGGCCGCCTTACTGAGAGAATCCAAAACAACATTAGTTTTCTCTCGCATTGCTTCGGCAGACTCGAAATTAACGGTGCGCTTATTAGGATTCATTCTCTCAAGCGCATAATGTGAGCCCCCAGGCAAATAAGACTTTGACGGTCGAAAATCCCTAATCCAATCTCCCACCGTAACGTCGCCCATGTAGGGCAACTTAGTGCCCGCTACAGAGCGTTCGTAAGCGTCAATATCCTCGTTATAGCGACGCACAGCATCGCGATAACGGCGAACGTCTTTAGCAGAAATGGGATTACCTTTACGGTCAGAATAATACCACACGCTATCAGAATTATTAAACTCGCTAAGGCGCTCAAGTTCTCTCGCCGCATTCTTCAACGTCACCTTCCCGATAACCGACTTGCCCAAAGGATCATACTTCGTCCCGCGAATATCCGCGCCGTCATCACTAGTAGCCATCTTATACATCTTACGCACAGCCCGATCGCGCTCAACCTGCAACAAATCACGCGCCCTATCCAGGTCAGAACGACGCTGCTCCTGAGCCGACGCCTTAGCCGACTTGACCTTAACCTTACCCTGTTCCTCAGACAAAGTATCGGGCAAAGGACTAAAATCAAGCCCGCCAACAAAATCCCGAATCTCAGACGCAGTATTCCGAACATGCTTAGCGCCACGCTTAAACGACCGATAATGCTTGCCCCAATGAGACTTAACCAAACCAATCACCCCCTGCCCCCTAGGGGGACAGGGGGCAATCAGTATCCTACAGGACCACTCAAGCCAGCGTCACAGTCGTGTACTCACGACCCCGACCAGACTTAGCCGTGCCAATCTCAACAGCCACCGGCTCCGGCCACGACTTAACGTCACCCAGAATATCCACCAGCCGCTGAATCTGCGCCGCAACCGTCTGAGACGAAGTGCCATAAGCGTTCCCGTCCTTGTCAATCACCGTGATAGCCCGACGGATCTCAACCTCGCCAGTATTCGTGTCAACCACGTCATCCTCAGTGATAACAATGTCCTTGATTTCAATCTTCTTTCCACGCAGTTCCTTGAAAGAAACAGCGGAGTTCTGGGCGGTAAAGAAATCTTTCTTGCCAGCAAAATCGTCAGAAAGAGAAGAGTAAACAACAGCCATGATAATTTCCTTTCTTAGGCTGAATTTCAGTTCATTTCAGTTCTGGTATTACCCGCCCAGCCGGGAATCTAAAAGAGTGTGTCGGCGTCAATGTTATCGGACACCAACAGAAAATTATCTTGAGTAAGTGCTGTGCGTACAATTTCTTCTGTTGAGGTGTCAGATTTATACTCCAAGTAATGTTCAGGAACTGAGCGCGTGTAACTAGTTGTTAGACCGGGTGACCTGAAAATTCTAACCACATGTGGTGTTCCTAGAATCTTGAATAGACGAGTGTTTTTATTGTACGTTGTGTACCGTTTTACTAAAAACCGTTTTGATTTAAATGTGTTAAAATATGCTCTCACATAAAAATCATGATCAACGTGACAATCCCAGCCACCCACAGCAACCAACTCCCAACCCTAGGCGCAGCCTTAGCAGCAATCATACCCCCAGCGACACCGAGAGCAATCCCGCCCGCACTAAGCCGATCACCATGACGCCGCACGTCACCACAAGAACAAACCGGATGAATAACAACAGAATTGTGTCGTTCATTTTCCTGCCAGCCCATTTCCTTGTCGATCCAAATAAGTTCGCCATTAATGTTTTCCCACATTTAACTTACCTCGAGCCAATTATCAATCATCGTCATTGCCTTAACAATGCCCCCGATAGTGGTTCGCAAGGTATTAAATCCCCATTGGAAAATAATTACATCGCTATCAGGGTTGTTGTCGTGTACGTTAACACGCTCGCCGTGAACATTGAAGGCAGCGCAATTGTTGGAGTGGTTCACGTAGTAATCAGTCCAACCACCAATAACCATTCGCAACTTCATGCTCTTGCAGGCGTGGGAATTTGTTGTGTATTTCATAATTGTACTTACTTGTTGATCCTGTGAGAATTCTAACTGTCAATTCCAAACATTTGGTTAAACAAGCAAATCATTCCGTCGTGATCGTAATCATCAACCCAAACCATTTGATTCAATAGCCCTGAAATCGCAACGTACTTACGTGTAGTGGAATTAAAGAACCATTCCACATAACAGCCGCGCCCCTCCGCTCTGAGGGTGTGTGTTTTAGGCGTTAACTTAACACCTAAATTTAGAATCACTTTAACGAAATCTGGTGGACAACCTGTAGTCCGATTCATTAGTGAATCCAAATTAAATGCGACTAGGCGAGCAATTGATTGTTCTGAGAGTCTCATTTCAGTTCCTTCCATTCCAGCGGGCCATCCCCGCTCCGTTCATGTATTAATAATGCACCACCGTTCTCCGACAGTCAACCCGGTAACTCGTGAACTACACCACACAAACAAATGTCAAGACATAAGCGGCCCTATTGTACTAACAATAGGACCGCTTATTAATATGCCCTACCGTCGACCTACCACAGGTGACTTACG